TGCTCCACTCTTGCCAAAAATCTCCATTGCTATTGCAGAGCGTTGCGCTGGGTTCTGGATTTCCGTAATGGCCTCCCCGATCTTCATCAACTGCTCATCAGCGTTAAGCCCTTGGATGTCGGCAATCTCGATTCCCATCATTGCAAACTTAGCCGCAGCATCTGCGCTGCCTGATCCGGCATCAGCGATCATCCGTTGCATTTTTGAAAGCACTGGCTGCACCTGCTCGGCTTTCATGCCGTTAAGGTCAAAAGCCATTTGCAATTCCATCAATTTGTCAATGGCAACGCCAGTTTGCGCGTTGAGATCCACAAGGTCATCGCCTAGCTGAATTGCTTCAGAGAAATGACGTGCGGCAACAGATAGAGCAGCAAAGATGCTTGCCCCCCCGGCGAGTTGCCGCATAGACGACATCGCGCTTTGCATGCCGCGTTGAAAGTTGGACCAGTCCAGCCCGAGAGATGCAAAAATCATATCAGCGAATGCGTTGTTGGTTGATAAAGTTAGCAGTGCTGCGGGCCATTGCGTTTGCCTGCATTGTCAGCGCCACGGAAAGTTTTTGCTGTATTGAAGCAGAATCTGTGTGTCCCGTGCTGTTTCGCACTAGATATTTTAACTCAGTAGCAGTGTCTCGAATTTCAACTGAGCCAGGAACCCGGTTGCCGTGCCGACTAATCCAACGCGGAATGCCTCCCACATTAAAACGGTTTGCGCCGGTCAGCCACCCCGAGGCGGTTAATCCCTGTTCTTCCAATAGCTTTTTGCGAACGTAAGCAATGCTAGTTGTCCATGCTGGCATTCTTGGCCTTCCTTGAATCCTGCGCTTGTTGTTGCGCTTTGATTTGTACCACGCAAAAAGCTGTTCTGGTGACATCTCAAGTGCATCGCGAGTCACGCGAGTTCCAAAAATGCGAGCAATCTGTTCCTCCCCACCGGGTCGTGCTGCGGTTGCCCTGTAGCGAGCAGGAATTGGCTGAAATGCTCTAGCAATGTCTGATGCAATGGCTTTTGCCCCTTGTTTTTTGCCTCCAGCAAAATCCACGCGGCCTGTTGGCTGCCCGTTTTGACCAATGCGAATTGATGCACGACGACCGCCCATTGGCGGAGTAACTGCAAACACCAAACGCAAAACTCCTTTAAAGTTTCTAAGCACAACTTCACGCATTGAACGGCGCGATGTTGCAACAACTCGCTGGAGCTCTTCAGTAAACCTTGCTTGAGCAGCAGTGTAATCCCATCTGATTCCGTCACTCATCGTCATCGTCCTCCTGTTGCGGCCTCACAAATAGGCTTTCCAATGCCACTTCCTGCTTTTTGGTAGTCCATGCACCATTGCCCCAGATCGCGGCGTGGTACATGCGAAGCAGCATTGCGAGCGGTGCTCTTCGTTGCAGGTAGTCCAGTGTCCATCCAGTTTCGCGCGCCAGCACCAGAATGAAGGATTCACTCCAGCCTGGCGCAACTAGTTTTTTGGTGTGTCCGTGCGGCCTCCGGGTTGCGGGATAATGTCCACCCTGCCCGTTTCTACGGCTTCAGCCTGCGCTCGGCACCATTCAGCCACCGGCTTTGCCAAAGCCAGTGGAAAAGACCTTGTGAAGGCTTTAATGGCATCCAGTGCGGTCTTATCTGAGATAGCCTGTTCCACGTCCTCAGGTTCTCGGCTTTGTAGCCATGCGCACGCAATTACCTGCTTCTGATCGTTAAGCTTGGAAAGCTCAAGCTCCATGATTGCAAGCTGGGTTGTGAGAGTCCAAGGACGCAACTCCAGCGGCCCAATTACCGTATTTTTTAGAAAAAATGGGTTCATTAGAAGCGTGCTTGGAACTCCTGCTTGAGCCATTCGGGGCTGTCTGGATAGACGATGCCAAAGGTGCGCCCATCTTTGCGGGAAATGCCAACCGCAGCAGACTTGGCAAACCGCTTTAGGTCCCGCGCATTGTCGCGGTAACCTCGCATCCATGAGATGTCGGAATCGGGATTTGCCTTGCACCAGTCAAGGCTTTCAAACCGTTTGCGAAACTCATCAAAGTCGATGTCTTCACCGTCAACCTTGGCAAGCACGTCGCAATTCACGATCCACCGAACGTGCGTTTTTCCAGCCTCATCCACGAAGTGTTGAAAGCCGCCACGCTCGATGAGCGCGCCGCCTGAGGTCAACCAGGCGGCGATGATGTCAGTGTTGAAACTCTTCCCAGGAGCTTCGTGGTCCTCAAGTAATCGGAGGCGCATAATTTATGTTCTAGCTAGCGTTTTTGTAGACGGTGCCGGTTGCAGACCAGCCTCGGAAGTCGTCGTTTTTCGAGTCCAGCGTGACATTGGTCCAGATGCCTTTGCCTGTCACGCCCGTCACCCCTGTGATGGCTTCACCTGGATCAAACGGACATGTATCGCCTTTGCCTTTTGCGCTGATAGTGTACGAGGTGTCGTAAGTTTGCGCTTGTGAATGCTGCCCAAGCGAATTAATGAGCTGCTTAAACTCACCCTTCATTTCCACGTCAACCGATTCAACGATGGACCCCGCAGCCGCGATTACAGAAATTCCAAAAGTTGGCATGGCTATTCAAAGAGTGTGTAGGTTGCTTCCGAAGTGGAGAAGTCGTCGTTAGTTTGGGAAACTTTCGACCCGGTAAGTTTTGCGCCGCTGAAGGAACCTTCTGGAACACTCAGAAGGTTTGCTTCTCCTTTAGTTTTGACTGTCGTGGTGCTTGTGCTGCGCGGCTTTGCCTGCACAACAACCGTTTGACCTTCAGCGTCGCGAATTGTTGCAAGCTCAACAACAGTTTCCAGTGTCGACTCTTGCAAGTAACCACTGGGCTCGGTCACTCCAAAATCTACTGCTCCAAAAGATACAGGCATGGTTTTTTATGGTTTGGGGCCAAAGCCCACGATGTAAGGAAGCGAAGTACGCCAATGGCGTTCCTCGCGGAGATTGTCGGTTGATTGAGCAACAACCCCGTAGAGTTGCACGGCATCAGAATTGAGCACCAAAGTGCGCATTGCGGCATCCACCTCGGCGGTAAACTCTACTTGGTCAGCTTTGCTGTAATCGTCAGCCTGAGATAACACGTTAAGCGTCAACGTGCCGCGCTGGAGAGGACTGCCCACCACTACATCGGTTTGCAATTCCATCAAAACAGACTTTGCCGGAATTGGCTGGTCGTCTTGAGGCTCGCCAACATAAACGCCGGGAAGCTCCAAAGATAGCGCCTCTTGAACTGCTGCGGAGAAAACGCCGTCAATCATCGCGTCACGTCCTCCAAGTAAATCTTCCACGAAATTGGATCTTCATCCCAACTGGTGATGCGGCGCTCTGTCCCGTTCACGGTCAGCTTTGCGCCCTTTACAGGATCTGGAAAGCCAGCCTTTAGGAGTCGCACAAAGCCCGCAAAGTGCTGTTCAAAACCGCCCATCGCCAACAGGTCAGAGGTCTTTTCACTAGCCACTGAAAACACCGTCACGCCTTGGTATGTGACGGAATCAGCCTGCATATAGTCCAGCGCCTGGCTCATTGCAGATTCAGTGATGGCGGTCCACTCAGACATTAAATGAGCGTTTCAGATTTGCGCCGAGAAACAGGCTTAGGAGCCTCAATAATGCCCTTGTTAAGCTTCGATCCTTCGGGAGTTGGATTGCACACCAGATAGACGCGCCCAGGACTGCTGTGCGCTTTGTAAAACTTTCGAGCCTCGTCTGGCGAGCCGGTGGAAAGGATTACCTGCGGGCCTGCGCCAATATCTTCGAGAACTAGCGAGATCTTCATTTTTGGGATATTCGGATAAAGCAAAGGCCCCCCCTCTTGCGAGGGGGAGCCATTGCCAACTAGCAAGCGTTAGGGAGTCGTGATGCGCACGCCCATGTTGGTGCCCTTAGCGACACCCCAGATGCAGGACACGTTGATGCAGGTCTGACCCAACTCGCGGTTGTAGTACTTGCGGAACGTCAAGGGTAGCCCGAGGTCGGGGACCACCACTTCGGCGATCTCGATGGAGTCAGCCAGAGCAGCTTCGGGGTTCACGCGGCGGGCTGCCATGATAAGCGCGGAGGAGTGCAACGCAAAACCAGCCAAAGCTTGGCTGTTGTTGTCGCAAAGATCCGACTCGTAGATGTCGAAGCCCGAAACACGCGGCACTGTTCCTTCAGCTTTGAAGGGAGTAATGCCGGGGATTTCCGCGCTGATGAACGTCTTGCTGATCGCGCCGTAATAAGCGGGATTCATGATAACGCTGCGCCCCATCTTTGGAGCTTTGAGCGTCTGAGTCAGCGTCACGCCGAGGTCGATAACGTCCTGCCGGTCAAAGTTGGCTGCGCTGACATCAAGAGCGGTTGTCGCAAAATTGGTAGAGGTCACCAAGTTCCAAAGCTGTCCAAACATGTCAGCACCCAATGCTTGGAGCATTGGAGCGAGAAACAGGTTTTGGAAGTTGATGGAAGACTGGAGGACTTCAATGTCAGTGAACCCAAGTGTGACGCCGCGATGCTGGTCGAGTGAAATCGTGCGTGCAGTTGTGTCACCGGCAACAGGAGCATAGCCTGCCGACGTGATGTCAACAACGGAGGGAACAGTTGCAAAGCGAGTAGTTACCGAACTTCCAGCGGATGCAACGTCCGTGGAAAAGTCGGTTGTAATGCCACGCAGGGGAGCGAAAGCATTAGTGAGGAACGGCAGCGACTGCTGCGCGATTTGTGCGAGGAAAATGCCATTAAGGGCCATATGATTTTAGTGTGTGAGGGTTAGAGCTGCATTGCTTTCTTGTTCGCGGCGAAAAACTCATTTCGCTCGTTAAATCCAAGAGTCGCGTAGGTCGCCCAGAGTTGTTCTTTGGTCTTGGGCGCAGAAAGTTCTTCGGGGACAATGGCAACCGGAGCCACGCCCAGGTTAGCGACGATCGTGTTCGCCTTTGCGGAGGCTTCGGATTCGGCCAGTTTTGCGGCATCAAGTGCTTTTGCCAGCTCCAACTTTTCAGAGGAGAGTGCCTGCACTGCTGCGGCTAAATCCACGTTGGATGCCTTAAGCGCGTCGAATTGAGCCACAAGCGCGGTGTGCTCTGCGGAAAGAGCGTTAAGCGCGGCCACGTCCGCCTGGGCGGCAGAAAGCGCGGCCAGCGCGTCAGTGAGGGTCGATGGAAGCTCCATATACCCATCGGGGCAGGAGCAAGAAAAAGCCCGCTCAGGCATGCACTCCTGAGCGGGCAAAACAACAAATGAAACCAACTACGCGCCAATCATAGCAAGTAATTCTGCGTATGCAAGTTCTTGATTGCCGATCCCGTCTATAAGATTCGCAGCCTTTGCCCGAGGAGCCAAATACGCGGCCCCGGTCATGTATTCGTCAGCCACGCGCCGATTACGAAGCACATTGTCACGGAACTGCGCAAAGCTGTCGTCAACAAGCTGTTGGAGACTGGCGCGTTGAGCTGCTGTAAGGCTTGGCCCCATGCCTGCGCCTTTCAGCGGCCCAGACGTAATCGGGTCCCACTTCAGCCCCTCCTCTTCAAACATGGCAGACTGGTCCACCCACGGAATGATCGTCCCGATGGATCCCCAGGTTGATCCAATCGAGCCATAAACTTTATCGCAACTCACCGCGATGTTGTACGCAGCCGAGCACGCTGTGTCGTCGGAATAAGCCACGATCGGCACTTTAAAAAACTGAATAAGGTCAGTGATCTCCGAGCATCCCGAGCAACTGCCGCCCGGGGAATTGATCTCCAGCAACACGCCCCGGACGTTTGCTTCCATTGCCGCTTCCAGGTCTTCAGCGACCCATTCGTAATCCCATGCGCCGCAGCACGCTTCGATCGGAGAAATGCCCTTAGCAAGCGTTCCTTCAATGCAAATGTGAGCAATTCCCTGCCCATCAATTTCCATCGGTTCCCGTTGGGACATCATACCAGCCATCCCCTCGTAATCATCCCCGCCAGCGCGCACCAAGCGGCCCTCAACGAGCTTGCGCACTGCTGCGTAACCGCCGGGCGTGATGAGCCAAGGACGGTAAAAAACTTGTTCGATAATGCGTTGAAACTTCATTCGGTCGGTACGGATGTAACGGGATTTCCGTTCGGTGTGAGTAGTCCAAACACGTCGCGAGTGAGCCCGCTGCGTTCGACACGCTTTTTGATCTCTAACTCTTCGCGCTCCACCTCGTCCAAGTGCTCTTCAAGCGTTTTAGAGCCAGATGCCAGAATGTCGGTCATGCTGCGCATCCCGGCGCGGTAAGCCTCGATAGCATCACGGGAAGCGTAGCCGGAATCGGCGGTGAGCCTAGCGGGTTCCGTGAATCGAAATTGATACGCGCCGCCACGGTCTTTATCTGCGCCAGTGTAGGGCGGCAGCATCCCCAGCTCCACAAACTTTGCGACTGCGTAGGCGCAACGCCGCTTGCAAAACGCCGCTAGGTAGGCGTGCCGCTCGGACGTGATGCGATTGACTTGCTCCAAAACGATGCGAGCAGAAGCGCCGCCCAGTTTGCTCATGTCCCACCCGAACTCCGGCGGCCACTGAGCTGCCAACAGCGCGTTGCGGATGAGCCTTTCCTGCAAGCGGTCCTGCGCCTCTGTCGGAATCTTCGCGTCAATCTGGTTGATGCTTTCGCCAGCGTTCGCCTGTAGGTATTCAATCCGCCCGCCTGCCATCGGAGTCAAACGCAACCCCGGCCCGCACTGCGGCATGTTTGTCTCGGTCAGGGCGTTGTAAGCGTCACTAGCGTCTGCCATGCCCTGCTGGTTGGTCACCAAAAGGCCAATCTTTGCAGCCATGCGGGAGGCGCTCTGGATGTCGTCACCCAAGTCCTTGAGGGAAATTAGATCGCGTATGGCGGGAGCAAATGCGGAAATACCGCGCACTTGATCCACTTCGCGCGGGTCCATTGTCAGCATGCACGATTGCACCGGGATGTCGCGGTCTTCTGCTCCGCTATGGTCCTCCCCGAGCACTCGATACGCTACTGCGCGGTTCGTGCGGGAAAGAATGACCCCGTTGTAGATCCGCAACCCACGATAGCGGCCTTCGGTCAAAATGCCGTCATCTCCACGGGAGCCAATTTGATGCCAGGGCACTTGCTGCAACTGCGGGTATCCGGTTGATGCGGTCGTAAGAATGGTGAGCAGATCACCTTCACGGTCGATGGCGGTAGATTCTAGTCGCAGCCCTTCCCACCAAGATTTGCCATCAAGATAAGCAATCTGGAACCAGTCCAGCAGCACGGCTTCGGCTTGTTTGCCCCATTCCCGATCCGCGCCGCTAAAGATCGGACGCATCGCCATCCCAACGGAAAGCATGCTTTTTTGGTCGATCGCGGCATTCACCATGCCGTTGTTCCAGTACAATTTTCGAGCGGCACTGTTTACCGTGCGCCATTCGCCAACGGTTAGTTCGCGGGAAATGCTCTGGGTGTGGTTGCGCCACCAGGGCTCGCCCCACACACCGCCTTCAACCAACCTCTGGCGGCGGTAGGCGTCATTTGCTGCCTGCACTTTAGGCGCACCAAAGCCCGCGAGCTTTTTCAGTCGGTCAAAAAGGCTCATATAAAATACGCCTGAGTCCTGCGCACCGGCGCGTTAATGCCTGCCGCTTTGTAATTTAGCGCCATTTGAGCCAGCATCATCACGTCTAGCGGGCTAAGAGTGCCGCCCACATTAAACTGGAACGCTGCCCCGTCGATTGAACTGGAAACGAGAGAGCTTTTGCCCGCAGAAACGAGGTCAAACTTTTGAGAAACGATGGCGCGAAGCTCGGCGACATCCCGCGTTAGAAACACTTGCAAAAGGAGTTTGTTGTCGGGAGCCATCTATCTAAGCCCTTCTGAGCAAGAAAAACCCCGGACATCCCACACGGGAGCCGGGGTCATTTTTCGCCGCCCCACCAGCCGTACTCATTGTTGATGGGTTGAGCTTGCACACTACTCTATCGGCTGCGGGTCGTCAACCTCTGGTGCGGCAGATACCATATCAGGAAGGATGCCTAGGATCTGCGCCGCTAGGACGTTCATGGCCTCCGCATCCCACATATGGTTGGGGCGGCCTGTAGCGGTCCACCGGAGACGGGTCTTTTTGGTGCGCTTGTCCACCGTCGCCCGTTTACGCTCGCTGTTGAGGTGCCGGACATACTCGGGCGGCGCGTCCTGAGGAAACTCCCACACCGGCGAACCCGTGTTGCGAAGATTGGCAAGAATGTCCTTGATTGGATCGGAACTCCAATAGAAGAAGGTGACAAAGACTCTTTTTCCGGCAGCGTCCCGAGTTGTTGGAGCCACAACTCGATCAGGGGCGGAATAGTAACGGCGGATGGGTTTGCCGTCCTGCCCGCGCACCGTAAAATGATCCTCGGCGCGGCCCACCAGGGCGGTCCATCCAAACTTGGCACAAGTGTCATAGATCCGGCCATGAAACGAGTTCCCAGCGTCTAGCAGCGTCCTTTTGTCTGGAACTTTGAGCTTGGTCTGTATTTCGCGGAGTTGGTCCACCGTCAGAATCTTGCCAGCCCAGAGCAATCGAGAATGCCCATTCTTGAGCCAAACGCGCACGATTCCCCAGTAATGATCCTGTTGGCAGTCTACGGTCATAACCCTTGCGGCCTCGTCTGGCATGGGCCTTCCGTCTTGCCACTCGTTCACCCAATACTCAGAGGCTTCCAACTCCAAAGCGGGCAATTCCTCTTCCTGTTTCCATGGTTCCGCGAGTCGCTGCATTCGGAAGTCTTTTGTCGGTTGCAGCACTCCCAGATGCCGAGCATCGGAAGCCTGGCACCACTGGATCACCAAATCAGCCCACCGGATCCAGTAAACAGACTGAGCCGATACGCGCCGCGAGCGGTAGCCCTCCACGTGGTCATTGCCCTCACTGCGCCATTCGCTACGTTGGGTCAGTCCCCGGCGGGCTGCGGTAGTATCAGGAGTGATATGCCCGCAGTGCGGACATTCATGCCGGACAGTTTTGACAAGTGCGCCCCAGTTCCATTCGCCCGTCTCGCCTTTGCACTCGTCATATTTAATGTCAGTCCATGCCGGTTTGACCCACTCTTCGCACCCAAGGCACCGATGACACCACTGGAACTCTTCGCCCGATCTCCATTCCTCTGTCAGTTGGTGAGGTTCCTCGTAACTTTGAGAAGTCAGGAGTGCGTAGCCGTTCCATCGGTCATGAAGACGTTTTTTAAACTGCGTGATGAGGTCGGAGTATTGCCAGCACTCGTCAAGAAACAGAACTTGCACCGATTTTTCTTGAGCGTTTGACGTGTTCGCGCCGCCGAGCATCAGCGGCATGTGTGGAAAGTAGATGCCATCCTTTTTGACGTGGTGCCGGTTGCTTGGCATTAGCCCCCGCAGCGGTTCGCACGCTCCCAGCACCGGCATCAGCCGCGTCGCCATCCACTCGGCCGAGGTGGCGTCGGTCTGGGTGATACTCAGCATCGGCCCAGGCTGCTGAGCCACTGCCCAGCACACCAGCGCCTCCAGTGCGGTTGATTTGCCTGCACCCGTGCACGCCTGGACGAAAGTCTGGCGGCAGGTCGGGTCAGCAAAGTCAGCAAAGACTGCGTTCCACCACGGCGCGGTTTGCCTGTCAAAATGAGTAGAGCGGGACGAGTGCGGAAAACGCACGTTGGCTTCGAGCCAGTCCAGCGGGTCGCCGGTGTAGGCGAGGCGGACAGAGCGCGCCGCTGCACTAAGGATGTGTGACGTGTCGCTCAAATGCGGTCCTGGCGTTCTGCTTTAGTAGCTCAATGCGGTTGCGCAGGCGGATAAGGATGTCTGCCTCGCCCAGCCCAGCAAGCTGCCCCGGCAGGTCATTAACCATTGCGTCCAGCTCTGCGCACCAGGTGCTGACCACCCGCACTGTCTCATCCACCACGCGATCCACCGGGATCAAGCGCCCTTCATCCTCGGCAATCTTGATGTCGAGCCGCTTTACCTCCCGTTCCAACTTTTGCTTTTTGACGCCATTGATGTCGCTAGGACTTGCTTGTTGCGCCTTAGAATCGCGCCATTTTTGGATGCCTTCAATGGTTGTCCACGGCAGCCCAGCTTTTGCCATTGCCCGTTTCCACCGCAACACGCCGGGACGACTTAACCCAAAGTGCGCGGCAACCACCTCCAGCGTGAGGTCTGGCAGCGTGCCCGCTTCGTAGGCAGCAACCATTGCCTGCTCTGCGCGGCTAATGGTTTTCCCGGCCTTCAGCTTGGCAAGGATGTTTTTGACCTGAGCTTTTGAAACTTGTTCGGTAAGGCTCATTTTGCAGCGGCCATCTGGTTAAATGTTTTGCCGGTCTCCGCGTGCGTGGCGGTCTTGCCAGTAAAATCCTGCCAACGCTTTACAATCACGTCGCAGTATTTTGGGTCAAGTTCCATTAACCGAGCAGAGCGGTTGGTTTTCTCAGAAGCAATTAGCGTCGAGCCGGAGCCCCCGAAGAGGTCAAGGACAATTCCGCCTTTGTAATAGGTGTCTAAAATATTGGAGATCAAGTCGACAGGCTTTTCGCAAGAATGAACCGTTTTGACTACCTTTGCAGCTTCCCAAACATCAGATGGAGCCGTTTCTGGGTATTCCGGCTTTCCGTTCAAACACAAATAAAAGGGTTCATGTTGGGGCCGTGAGTAATAGCCAATTCCAAAATTGTTCTTCACCCAAATACACATTGCTTGAATTTTGAACGCTTTCGAGATGGATCTTTCAAATGCTCCCAGCTTGGACCAACCAGTCCAAACAAAAGCAAACGTGTTTTCTTTCATTGAAGCAATGGCGCAAGAGAACACCCCGTTAAGAAACTCGTCAAACTCTTCACCGTCTAAAGCATCGTTTAGAATTTTGCCATGCGTTCCGCGCTGCGGGGCAAAGTTAATTCCATAAGGCGGGTCAGTGAAAACTATATCCGCTTTTTCACCGTCCATCAGCTTTTCTGCGGCGTCAATGCTTGTGCTGTCCCCGCACATTAGCCGGTGATTACCGAGCGTCCAAATGTCCCCAAGAACCGTTACTGGGTCTTCCGGCACCTCTGGAACTTCGTCAGGGTCGGTGTTTCCTTCAATCACCTCCACAGACATCAGTGCTTTGAGTTCGTCCTCATTAAAGCCCGTAAGCTCCAAATCAAAGCCAGCTTCGTCTAGTTCCTGTAGTTCCAACTTTAGAAACTCATCATCCCATCCAGCGTTTAGTGCCAGTTTGTTGTCTGCGATAACATACGCCCGCTTTTGCGCATCAGTTAAGTGCCCAAGTCGAATGCACGGCACTTGCTCAACTCCAAGTTTCCGAGCCGCAAGCACGCGGCCATGCCCTGCGATAATGTCGTTGTCAGCTCCAATGAGCACCGGGTTGGTGAATCCAAACTCTCGAATGCTGGCAGCAATCTGCGCAACCTGCTCGTCTGAGTGCGTGCGAGAATTGCGCGCATAAGGGATTAGCAAATTGAGGTCAACCTGCTCTAGTTTTGGTGCTGCCATGCTAGGCAATATATGCCGCCTCGGCCTGTTAACAAGGCACTTTTTGCCGATTGCACAAAAAAAGAGCACGCGTCCATGACCTCACCCCGATCAAAAGCCCCTCTAGGAGACTCCTTTAGGGGGGGGAGTGGGGCTGCCTAGCCTAGCAACGCCCGTGCAGCCTGCTTAGCCGCATCCTTCACCGCCGCGTGACTGACTCCCAGTGCAGCCGCTGCCTGGCTCATGTCCTTGTGTCCCGTGAGATGCCCCAGCCCCGTGCCAAATGCCACGGCGTTCAGCCGCAGCCTTAGGTTTGCATCCCTGTGCCCACCCGCTAGGTAGGTCAACAACCTCACTATCGCAATCCCCCCAGCAGTCTGTGCCTGTGCCTCTGCTGTTACCCTGTGCCAGTCCCAGACGTCAGCGGCCTGCTCCTCGGTCAGTCCAAGGTCGAGCAGATCGTCTAGTGCAGCCTGGTAGTCTTCTGGGTCAGTCATTAGCAGATAGCAGTCTCTCCCGCTGTCACGCCCATTGACTCTTGGCGGCGTTCCCGATTCGGCGTCCCGAAATTGTCTAGTCTCTCCCAGTGTCACACCACTGTCAGTACCATCCAGCATTGTGCCAGAGGCAGGTGTCGCAAAAACGTGCAGTCTCTCCTGCTGTCACACCACTTTTGCCCTGATACGGTCAAAGCGGCAGGTGTCGCCTGTGTATGTCTAGCAATTCAGTGATGCACACTTGGCTCAATTTCGTCAAGGTCTGCCTCTGTCCAGCCTTCTCTGCGCATCTGCGTTTCTAGTGCGTCAACACGCCTTAGTGCGGCCCTAAGCTGTCTATGAGCTTCTGCCAGTGCAGCGCCTAACGTTTCCAGTGCCAGCGTGTTTTCTAGTCTTTCGTGTGGTTTGATGCTCATACCTTTTTCCTAGCGTCAGGAACATGGTCAACTGTCAAGGGTTTCGCCAGGCGTTTTGCCAACGACATTGTCTTTAATTTCAGTCCAGCCGCACGCCTTCGCGATGGCCTCGTTGATTTGTTCGTTAGTCATTTTTCAAAAGTAAATCTACAGGTTGGAACCAAACTCGCTTCCAGTTCGCTCAAATCGCACCCAAGTTCCTCCGCCACAATCATTCGCGCCTCAATCTCACTTTGCGCTTGGATTACCCACCAGCGAAAAGGCGTCCAGTCGTGTGATACTCTGTAGGTCAGATTTGCGATCATTTGCCTGCCTCAAGTTCGTATCTGATCTTTTGCCTAGCCCGTGCCACCTCAACCTGAAAGTGCGTCCAGCAATCCCGTTGGATCATCTGAGCCACCGCATCCCGGTCCTGTACTGCCAAGTAATGCCGAGGGAAAGCCTCTAAAAGGCTATCCAATTTCTTCAGAAGTTCAGTTGTTGATTGCATTGGAAATGATAGGAAATTGCTGTTGAAAGATTTCAAAGATGGATCGCGCGATCTCGCGGTGTTCTTTCTGGGTGTGTTCTGAAAGCCTTTGCTGAAAGTAGTGAATCCAACTTCTCACTGAGCCAGTCATGTAAAGCGTGGTCTGCACACAAAGCGGAAGCACCATTCGTGCGCATTCGCGGGCCACTCCTGCGTCTAACAGTTCGCGGTACAGTGCTTCAGCCCCCCCGATAAACCGCCTGATGTTGTACTCCAGATCCTGATTGCGCATCGTCTGGCAAGACGACTGCCGATTTGTTTCGGCCTGTTTGCGCAACTCGAAAGCCTCAAAGTGCTCAACCTCGGAATAGCGTTGTGAGAACTCTTGAAACGTAAATGAGCGGTGCCTCAAAATCTGCGCCGCAATCGCCCGGCTTGTTTGTATCTCCACAGTCATGCTGGCAGTTTCAAAAACGCTCCAGTGCCCATGTTTCATGCAATACCTGAGAAGTTTTTCACCTGTCGCCATGTTGAGTTGGTTGGACGGGTTGCTAACGCGGGCTGCGTACACAATGACTCCCTCGGCGTCTGGTACGTCAGGCACCATTGATTGTGTAATGGAAATTAGCTTAGTTTTCATTTGTCTGCTGTGGTCATACTGGTTAAGTGTTTCAGGGCATCAGAAAGTGCCATTCTGCGCGTTCCTGAGCCTATTGGTGTTTGCCGTTGATCGCGGCTAACTCGTGACTGATCTCTGCAATCTCATTTTGGACATTCGCGTTCGGCGTAACGTGAGCGGTCAGGTTCTCAATCACGTCCAAGGCGCGATAAACGAGCTGGAATGCTGCTTCGCCGTCTGCCGGGCTTAGTGCGCACATCAGGCAAGGGCGGGCTGCCTGGCTTCTCAGTTCGTCCCTGAGCGTCTCGCTGATCTGCTTTTGCCGCTCCAGCCTTTCGGCCAAGTCCTGCGCGACTGCGTACACGTCGGCTTTGGTGATGTTGCTTAAATCGAGAGTCATTTTTGTTTTATCGGTTCGGTGCGGCTTGAGCTTTAGTCAAAATCTTCCAAGTTTTGCGCTGCCTTTTGCTCGGCAATGATTCGGTCAGTCTCTTCGGCTTGAGCCCATACAGCGCGCAAAAAGTTTTGGCGTTCTTCGGGAAGGTGCGAAATGTCTGGATGCTGTTTTCTTGAGTCGCTGCCGCCCCTCAAGGGCGAGCAAGCGGACTCAGTTTCTTCTTTCTCTGATTTACATGCGGGGGCTTGAGGCCCCGCAGTAAATCTGTTCTCTGTTCTCTTCTTGCGCGCCTGTGGGGCGTTCACGTGCCACGCCTCAGGGGCGTTCACGAGCCGCGCCTGTGAGGCGTTGCCATGCGCCTGTGGGGCGTGGCTAATCGAGGTCAAAAAAAAGGCATTTCGGGTTGCTCGATAGCCTCCATTTGCGCCGGAAAAGATACGAATCAGACCAGCCTTTTCGAGGTCAACAAGAGCCCGGCAAACGGTCCGTTGAGAACATCCCACATGCTCGGCCAACTGCTGGTACGACGCCGAAAAACGTCTTTTGTGTTCGGTTGCTGCTGCACTTTGAAAATGTGTAAGTGCGCAGTAAATGGCGTATGCGTTGATGCCTAGTTTGCCAGCTTCAACGGCAGCTTCGCGGGTCTGCCAAGCAAAGGGGCCTTCGTCTTTTGGGTTTTCTGAGCGTGGTTTCATTTGCGTTTTTTGGGTTCTTCTGGTGGTTCTGGTTCAGGGCAAATTTGCCAAATCATGCCGTGCTTTTCTTGGTTTGGACTGTGTCGGATAAAGATTCGTGCGCTTGGGTTGCCTTCCCAGCTTTGCATACCAGCCCGCAGTCTACGCTTCGTTGCGGTCAGTGAGCAGGTCGGCGGTTCGCCGGGTTGAGTCTCTACACGTTGCAATGTGACGACCTCGCGTGCCCAGTTTGTCAGTGCGCTCGATCCAAACCCTGCGTAGGCCAAATCAGAGTCAGTGCGTGCAGCGCCTTCCCGAGGCTTAGGAAGGTGATGAATGAGCACCAAGAGCACGCCTGTTTTGCTGCTGATTCGATTCAACCCGTTACAAAACTCTGTAACCACTTTTTGGTCTGAAATATCGTCGCCTAGGTAGCACATCAGAGGGTCAATCCATGCAACATCTGGTTGATGCCGGATAATGAGCGCCTCTAAAACTCGCAGAAACTCTGATCCCGAATGCACATTGTCGCGGTAAAACACTAGCCGCTCGTTAAGTGTAGACTTTTCTTTTTCGCCGCAATGGCTGTTGCCGTATTTGCAAATAACGCTTTGCAGGATTTCAGCTTGATCTCCAATGTCGTTCTCGGCTTGCAGAATTAAGCTTTTCAGAGCTTTGACTGGCTTAATTCCAAAGGTCAGCACATCTGAAAACGTTCCGCTGCCTAGCGCCCAGCCGATAGCAAGTTGCATCGTCAGGGAGCTTTTGCCGATGCCGCTCTGTGCGTTAATAAGCAGGCTGCCTCCTTTGCAGAGCCAGCGGTTGCCTATGAGGCTGTTTCTATCGTGCTTTGTATCATAGTTGAGCAGGTCATTAAACGCGGTCTGGACTATAGAACCCAGCCCCTGCTCGGCATTCGCCACTGTGACGGCATCGCCTAGCCCGGCAACAATGTCACCAGTCGGCAATCCATCGCCAAGTGCTTTTGCTGCGTCCCTGAGTTGCGCTAATAGCTTCCGGCGTCTTGCTGCGTCCTGCACCAGCCCGCACCAGCTCGGCAGCGGTTCAAGGCTCGGCATCCCAGTAGACAGTTCCGAAATGGTCGCAAATGGAATGCCTTGGTGCGCTAGTTGGGTAGCCAGCGAAAGCGGGTCCAAACTCTGCCCAGCATCTGCTGCGGCTTGAATGCCCGCAAAGATCGTCGCAAAGCTCGGATTGAAAAAGTCCCCAGCTGTCAGCCCAGATGCGACAACTGCGGGAAATGCGGTGTGAGGTGCAAAAAGAAGACACCCCAGCACCGCCCGCTCGGCTTGTTCAGCCTGCGGGATCGTTTGTACGCTCATCGGTTAGCGAGCGTCGTGCTGTCGTTGCCTGCGGGCTAGTTCCGAGAGGATTTCCGGCTCGGCAGTGGCACTAAAAATGTGGATAGCGCGAGCCAGTTTGAAAGTCTGCATCGCGTGCGGATTGAGCCCAGGTTGTCCAGATTGCACCAGTGCATTGTGCGTTCTCATAAGTTCGTCGGCAATCCGTTCGGCTTCGTCTCGTTCTGCTTTGTTCATTTGTTGTTCCCGCGTGGATCGGATGCGCGGCCCCCGAAACGGTCATTAGAACGGGATTTCGTCAGACTCTAGCTCTGTGCCGCTGGATGGCGGGAGCCAACGCTTGATCTCAAGGTACGCTTTGCCGGTCTTCTCGGAAATGCGATCACCGTGCCCAAGTTCGACCTTGGCGATCTTGCCTATGCAATCCTCGGTTTCGATCACCAATGTTTTTCCTTCCACAACCTTCTTGCCGATTGCCAACGCAAAGTCTGCCACGTTGCGGGAGTTCTTGGCGGTGAAAACGACCCACGACTTAAAAGTCAGCGGGCCTACTTTGACTTCAAGTTGAAGCATCTCGTTTCCGGCTTTGGAAACTGCTTCGATGGCGTGCTCAATGCGGGCTAGATGGATTCCGGCTTCGATTTGAGATGGCTGGTCTGTGGATTCGATTTTTAGGCTGGGCATATATGGTTTGCTGTAAGGTTGCTGAGTTTATCTGCGGCTTTCATAAGTTGTTCAGCCGAAATGCGTTCGGTAAAATAAAGAGGGGACATTTGAATCACGATGGCTTCAAACATTCGCTCATACATCTTAACTGCGAGTTTGTCGCCTTCAGTCTGGTCGTCCCAATCAGTGTTTTCTGTTGGTGAATTGTCTGTTATCATTTCTGGCATGTTGTGTTTTTGGTTAATGGTTAGATACTAAACGCTGAAAAGAATCTTTCGGGAAATGCGACTGCCTGAGTCGCGATGTCGGCGGGAATGTCAAGGTAGCTTTCTCCCTCTTTAATCCAACCTCGTTTTAGTGCTCCTGCGGTGACTTTTTCACGCTGCGCACTGTTTTTGTCGGCAAGTAGCCGCTGCATCGGGTTGATGCGTTCCAACATTGGCGGGGTCGGGGTTGATGATTCTACCGTAATGACTGGTTCATCGTCTGGCTCTGTGTGTGACTGAATGGGCGCGAACTCTTGCACTTCTTCCGGCGCGTACAGCCCCGAAAGCACACCAGGGTAAATTGCCCGCACTGCTTCAGAGATGCACCGAGCCTTGAGCATTTGTCGGGGAAACTTCTTCCATGTTGGGTTTCCAGTTAGCCCGGCGCGCTCTGCGTCTTTAATTGTCCAGCTAACCTTCAAGCTTGCGCCCTGCGGATGCGTAAAGGTTCCAGAAACGGATTCGTGCGTGTAGTCGTGCCACTCAACGCGGCCTCCAGCCTGCTGGAACCGTGCAAGCATTGCTTCGGATTTTAGCGATGGCTTGCCGTTGATGATGTGATAATCGCGGGCGGCTTCTGCGGGATGCCGTCCTTCGGCTTGGCAGAGTAAGCCCAACGCTAAAGCCTGTTCGGCGGTTTGGATCCCGAACAACTTGGATTTTGCGATGGCTTCGGCCATCAGTTTGGTCTGGTCGAATGGTATTAGTTGCATTTGGTTTTCATTTTTAAGCCCGCCTCAAGAATGAGAAGAGCGTCTGCTGTTTTTAGTGTGACTGACAGTTGTGGATAAAGCGCCTGAGCGCGTCCTTTAAGATGAGCCTTCCAGCGGTTCCCGTGCGTCTTCTTGTCACCAAGCCCGAGAGCCTGCTGCCATTTCTTTGGCGGCAAATACTCGATGCGGGCACCATAGGCGGCGAGGATGCCCTCGATTCTTCCGTAGTTGCGGAACATGGTAGCCATGCTGCTGCCGGACATTTTGCCAGCAAACTTTGGTAATTCCTCCAAGAAGACAGTAACAAGCGGATTTGGCACATGGCTTTTGCAGAGGATGTAAAGTTGGTCCTGCAAATCATGTAGCGTGCTAGGCATCGGCAGTGCATGGACGCTGCCGTCGGTGTCGGTGTAAGCAATCCCGCCGCCTACACCTGGGTCAATTGCAATGTAATTTTGATTGTTCATTTTGCAGCTACAAGTGGAGCCTGCCCAATTTTCCGCTGCACAATCTCATCCGGCAGTACAGCACCGGCTGCACTCCAAAGAGCTTGAGCTTTTTTGATGCTTATTGAGCCCTGCGCTAGGATCGCGTCACTGGCACCGATTGCACCGTTGCGCACCGCCTGCGCTATGTGTTCGGCCTCAATGTACTCGGATGCCCTAGGCTTCTGTAGCCTCCAGCCCGGCACCTTTTGTCCCGCTTCGAGTAGTTCGCGTGCCTTTGCCTTTGCAGCGTCTCTGAAATCGTCCAGCGTCTGGCAAGCTGCCAAAAACTGCCCGAGTCGGTCGGGGTCATTTAGAAGTGCCAAAAAGCCCTCGTCCTGCACTGTGGGCGCAAGCCCCGCCACTGTCACTAGTGCGCTGTCTTTGCTGGCAACGCGAGCCGGACAAGTTAGCGATTTGCTGCACCATCCGCAGTAGTCGTTTTCGACCGGAGCGGTACCGACGTTTGCCAGCACCTTTGCGACTAGCTCGGATGCCGTCCTGTAGCTCCAGACGTGAGTGACAACCTGGCGTTGGTCGCAAAAAAGCAGATGAGTGGTCCACTCGCCCACGAAATGCTCTTGCATGAGCCCAAGCGCGTAGGCTGCCATCTGCGACTGGTAGTCGTAAATCTGCCCGCTCTTGAGGTCGATAAGCCAGCGGCCTTTGATTGCCACGCCGTCAGCGGTTCCGCGATGCTCCAGCCCCTCGGTGTGAATGCGGCATTTGTCCTCGTCAGTCGTGAGCTTGTCAGCCCCGCCGTTGAGTCGGATGCACTGGTCAATTGCCCAGCGCACTGCCTGCGCGTCTTCCTCCGGCAAGTCCCAATTGGGAAACTCTCCGTGCGTCCATGCGTGCCGGAAAGCTGCGTCTAATTTAGTGCCGCGTTCGGCTGCCGGACTGGTGCCCGGTGCGCCCTCGTACTGGCCGCAAAGTGAGAGCTTAGGGAGTGATGAGTGTCTGATCTTCATTTGATTATTCTGGATTGTTTGTACTCCGCGCCCTTTTGCTTGCGATACACGCTGGCGCATTCCTTTGAGCATGTCTTGGCAAAGGTGCTTCCAGCCTGCCGTCTTGGCTTCATCTGGTGACAAATGATGCATTCGGCCAAGATCACCGGCTTTGTGTCAGCGCCATGGTTTGCTTGAAAGGTTGCGATCTGTCGCGCCTTAGAGCATTCCGCTGAACAGCTTTGTGCTTTGTTTTGCAGCGGCTGAAAGGTTTTGCCGCAAAAACAAATCCTAGTTCCGAGCCTACACACTGAGCACTTGGTGATGCCAATGTTTCCGCGCACAAATAAAATGCCACACTTTTCACACCTGCAATCTCTCCAGCCTTTGCCGTACTTTTCTTTTTTAGGTATTTTTGGTGGCTTGGGAGTCTGAGCAGTTTGCACTAGCCCGGCTTCAATGCCAGCCCGTACCAACTGGGCAGCCTCTGCTAGGATCGCTTCCCGCTCATCATCTGGCTCGGCGTTTAAACCAAAATCAAATACCCGAGTCCGCGCTGCTGGGCTCCAGCACGGCTTCCCGTTCATTGAACCGTTCATCCCGCTCATTTTGAGTTCAAAGCCCAAAGGTTGACGATAACGAGACAAGCCAGCGCGATGGACTCGCCTAGGTTGGTGCTGCCGATAAGTGCCAGCATATCGACAACCAAAAGCGCGCCAATCGTCGCGAGTTTGGCAACGGTCCATTTGCGCGTGTTGCGCGGCGGTGTAGGGCCCTGGTAGGGGCGGGAGTAGTGTGATGTGCTCATTTGTTGGTTGGTTTGTTGTTTACTCTAACGGCCTCGTCAGCACCCGCGTTACGGGTGGACGCCCCCAGGGGAGGCGTTTTGGCCTAGGCTTTGTGGATGCTGTATTCAATTCCTTCTAAGCCACCGTTTTCAATAAGGTGCTGCCGAGCGAGCTTTCTTGCTTCTTCAGCGGAACTGGCAATTACAGTGAATGTCCCGCTGCAGGAATAAGGGGAGTAGCGGCAGGAGAAGGAGCAAATGAAGGATGAAGTGTTCGTCGTCATGGGCCCAACTATAGCTACCCATTCGCGCTTCGCTAGCTTTTTTGTAAATTATTTTTTGCCCTCTTTAACTTATTGAGCTCGCGCGCTTTAGGACGCGGACGCTTGGCATTTTCCCGTGCAGCCTGAGCTTTTTTTGCGGATTTAACTGAGCCCCCGAGTTTCGCAATTCGCTGGCAGTGTTCTTTCAGTGTGATCATTTGCTTAACCTGTTGATTTCGTTGTTGATATACCAAGCCGCCTTTTTGAGGTCCTCGATTGCGTCGCCTTTTAGCCCAGCGCGCCAGAGATACTTGATTGCGTTGCCGATGCAAAAATTAAAATGCTCGGTCACTTGGATGCATTCCACGCCCGATGGGTGCGAAGTGTAGTGCTGCGGATGGTTTACAGGATCACTCATTGTTCTGCTTTTGAATCTTGTCCAAAAATATCTCGGCGGTCTTGGCGGCAGCGGTAAACACTAGATCGCCAGATTTTGGAGTGCCGGTGCAAAAGATGTGATCGTCAACCTCCGCAATTACCAGCACCCTGGTGGCTTTGACCTGCTCGGCCATGCTTTGCGATGCCATCCGTAGCGCCATTGTGATGCGGCTGGATTCCTTTTTTGTCATGCCGAAAACATACCCAAGCCCGCTTTGCTGTCAAATATGCTGCCGAAACAGTTTTCGGGAGCATAGCGCAAGTGCCTTTGTTTCATGAGGGAATCACACCCGTTGCAGGTTCTCCCTGCACACCATACGGCAAATTGCTATTGCGCTTTTCAGAAAAAGTATATTCTCGGCTCGCTATGGAAAACCAAACACCGATCAAAACCCGTAAGCCCCGCACAGTTAAAGAAGCTGCACCGCACGTTGCGGCACTCAAAAAGTCAGTCTCAAAAGCCCTCAAAGCCGAGCACATTTACGCGCTCGCCAGTGGCAAAGCTGCAAAACAGATTGAGCGCATTAAGGCCAGCGTGAAACTGAAACGCGCTGCCGTAAAGGCCGCCTGGTACGAGGTGCAGCACCAAGCTGGAGCCTGTGTCGGCGTGTACGATGGCGCGGAGGCTTAATCGCCATTAGGGACGAGGCCGGACTCGAACAGTTCGGCCTCTTCCTCCCTGCGCCTGCGTAGTCCTTTGGAGTTTGGCCAAAGCCTGCACATGGCGCGGAACTGAGCTGGAATCTGTGCCAGTTCGTTTACTCTCAAAAGTTCTTGAATCCGCAGCATTTCGCTTCTGCGTTCGCCGGTCAAACTAGCCCCGCGATTAAACACCAAGCTCACCAGCGCCGCAGCAGAATCGCCGTGCAGCGCCTGCGCCTGTGGGTAGATTCTGAGCGTCCGCAGATACCAGCTCGGTATCGTCACCGCTTCAAAAACTGACAGTGCTGCGGCCCAGGGCACCACTAGATGCCGGACATGCGGCAGGACCGTTTGAGCGTCTGCACCTTTGCGGCCAGATACGCCAACCAATGCAGCCAGTGTCCCAGAGTCCAAATGCGGTCCCCATGCGCGGCTTGTCTCGGTCGCTGGAGTGTGCCCCAGATCCCAGCCCACGCCGATGGTGATCCCAGACTGCTCACCGGGCCATTCCGGGTTGCGGTCGTAATATTTTTCTCCGCCCGTTTCCCAAGTGATGATCGATTTGATGCCGCGAGGTGAGAGATTCATTTACGAAGAGAGCGTATCGTTTCCACGATCTTAAGAGCTGTGAAGATAGCGGCCAAAAGACAGCCGGTGACTCGGATCCACTGCTCGGCCTCACTAAGTGAGAGCGCCAAGGCCCCCACGTTTGCCAGATTAACGGTTGCGAGGTCGAACAGGTGGCGACTAGACATGTGCGAGAAAGGTTGAGCCTGGTCCTGGTACTGTTGGCAATCGTCCGGTGGCGTCATAGATCCCACTGTACGGCGAAATCTTGTCCGGGGGAAGTCCGTTGCCGTCAGTTCCTGCGGGCGGGAGCACTCTTTTTGTGGGAGCCAGTATTTGCAGCCCGGCGGGCGGCGTTGCGCCTAGATATTTTGCTTGGAACTGAGGGATTTGAGGAACTGGCAGAACGGTCATAGATTTGTTTTCCAAAAAACCCAACAGCCGCCCCAGCAACTCCAGCAACCAGCGCCCATGTTCCGGGAGCAATAGACGACGCAAGAGCCAGCAGGAGCGAAATGTTGGAAGGTGAAAGTGTCATTTTGCAGGAGGCTTGAAACTCGCCCCGTAGTAAAAAGCGAGCACTGCGGAAAACGCCGTGCTTAGGCTGCCGATAAGTAGAGACAACGTGGTAGACTCCCAGAGCTTTAGGTCGCCCGTGAGCAGTCCGATTAGGATGCCAAAGAAGCCCCCAGTGACAACGCACGCGAGCACTGGCGGCACCCATGAGCCCGTTGATGTCTGCATCGTGCGTGCGCTCGCCCGGTCCTCTGCTGCCAGTTTCTCGGCGTCGATTCCGAGTTCCGCCATGCGAGTCTTGAGTTGCAAGTCGGCGGCCTGCAAAGCGGCAATCTGCTCGGCGGTGAGGTTGCCCGAGGTCAGTGCTTTTTGCACCTTGTCGGTGGTCGCCTCGCTCATCCCAAGAGCCTTGCCAACGGCCTCCACGGCAGCCCCGCCAAGTGGACCACCGAGTAGACTGCCTATTGTAGGGAGGAGTTTAGCGAGAAAACTCATACAAAATACGGCGTGTTCGGCGTGATCCGCGAATAAATGAAATCCATGTTGGCTATCACTGCGGTCCCAGTTGCTGCCGTGCGGTTGATGTGAGCAAAGAAAATGATTCGCGACGTTGGAATGTTGGTGGTGTGCGTCGCTACGGTTGATCCGTCAATTTTTGCCGTGATCTGAGTGCCCGCTGCGTTGATCAAAATTTCCAAAGATCGAAACGTGTTTGGCGAAAAGGAAACACCTGTTGCGGTGACGGTTTCAACATTTGCGGCCTTTGTGACAAAATCAATTGCTTGACCGTTTTGCACGCGAAAATAAATGCCGTTTGCAGATTCTCCAGTTGTTGAATCGCCCCATCCGCATCGAAGTGCGCCGGTCAACGTGGTATCAAACCAAGTGGGGCCACTTTGTCCCACACGGAAAATAACCCTAGCGGCAGAGTTTCCAATCAGCATGCTGCTTCCAGCCTGATTGAGTCGGCTCTGCTGGTTTGCTGTTGCTGTTGCGCCTGTAGACATTGCAATAACTCCAAACCCAGAATTGACTTGAGAGTTTCCCCCGCCTGTCACTCCAAATGCTAAGTTTCCAGAAAGCGAAACTAGCGCCATGAATTGCTCAAAAAACTCAAGGTAAGTTCCAGGCGTTGGGACGTTTGCCAGTGCATCCGTCAGCCCGTCAATCTTGCTCTGCGCAATAGCCGCGTTGGCGTCCACGTCATCATTCACCAGTAAACTCGCAGGACTTTGGACGGTCCCCGCGACATTTTTCCACAAGCCTGTGCCCGAAACTAGCCCAAGTGAAGTGTGGACATGGCTCGGCGTGTTTCCGCCAAACTCGCCAGTAACACTGTGGTTGTTTCCAGTCGCGAATGCTTCCAGCGTTACAAAAATGCGATCCGTCACCAGCATCGTCGTTTCTGGCACGAGCACCGTAAAACCAACGAGAGCGGCAGTCGTGCCAATGGTGACCTCTGCGGAGGTCGCAAGCAGCGTAGGCGCGTCAGTGCCGTTGTACTTGTAGACTTTTACGCGCACGCTGTTTGTGTGGTTGTTGTCAGCCACGCCCAGAAGCCACACGTTAAAGTCCCAAAGGCCAGCTGGAATGTCAGTGGAGCCCGGATCTTGCGGAGTGGACTCGCTCACAAAGCCCGCAAACTGCGTCCACGTCGTCGGCGTTAGCGTGCCACTCGCTGCGGTTGTCTGGCTCGCGTCTGCACTGCGCCCAAGCTGTTTTGGTGTGCCGGGAAGATTGGTCGTCGGAGCATCTGCGTCGGTGCCTTGGTTGAGGTAGTACGTCAAGCCGTTCGCTCCCCCGCCGCCCCCCGCACTTGGCGTTGCTGGTGTCCAAGCCGTGCCAGACCACACAAGCGTCTGCCCGTTTGTTGGTGCAGTTGCTGAGACGTTTTGGTTTTGGATTTTTTCGACTTTTGTCGTGTGCAGTCCGCCGGACACGTCGCCGGTGATAATTGGAGAGTTAAGCGGCATAAGTTAGCGATATACAGGTATGTAAGACCAAGCGCCTTCAAAATTTATGCGCATCCAATAGGCAACATTTACAGGGTCCGTTGGTCCCGGAGAGCTGCTGCCTCCGCTTGCTTGATCCCAGTTTGCTGGGCTGTCGGCGGGGTTTATGGCGGAAAAAGAGCCTCTGTTAATATATATAAGCCCCTGATAATAAACTTTGTCGCCAAGATAGTAAGTTTGCGATGCGCTCCAGTTTGGAATTGCAAGTCCATCAAAAGGAGTCCAATTTGTGCCATCAAATTGAAGCAAATTACCTGTTGCTGGAGGACTAGACGAAATTGGAGTGTTTTGCAACGAGGTCGCGTTGCCAGTGCTGATTCCGCTGCCAACCCATTCCCCGTTGTTGAAGTTTAAGAAATCTCCATTTGCTGGCGTATAACTATCCGCAATTGGGTAACTTTTGATTGACGTAGCATTGCCAATGCCTCCGGCAAACCATTGCGTTCCATCGTACACAAGACCTTCACCGTTTAAAGGGGGGATGATAGAGATTGGAACTCCTTGCAAAGATGTCGCATTCCCGCTGCTCCCTCCACCAGATCCCGCAACCATGGCTCGGATGCTGATAAGCTCGCCATTCACAGGAGCTTCCACAAACGTGATCGTGCCGCCCGCCGTGTTGCTGATCGAATATTTGCTGGGTGGTTGGTCAATGCCGCCCACGCTTACAATGTAGCCGCCGTCTGCGGTGCCGTTGTAGCCGCCAAACGTAAACGCAACAGTGATGCCGTCACCTGTGTGCTCGGTCACCGTAGTTCCGGCTGCAACTGGCCCATTAAGCAGCATCACACCCCCATCGCCGCCGAGGTAAAGCTCACCGTCAAGCGTGTTGACGGCAAGCTCACCTAGCTCAAGCGTAGTAGGATTACCAGTAGCCCCGCTGCGCCGTTTTGGAATAATCGGAAATGCCATAGTTTAGTAAGTGCCTGCCGATTGCACCGTTGCAGTGCCGTCCAGCGCAATGGCAATGGAGTCGGAACCTTTTACACCGCCCACCACGGTAGTTGTCCCCGGGATGATCTTTGCAGCACCGGCTGCGGAAACGAAAAACCCATTGGTGGCATCTGCGTCCACGCTAATCACGCCCTTCTGAGTCGTGCTCGCAATATTGAGCTGTTCGTCAGACACTTTGCCGTCTGAGTTGAGTTTGACGACCTTGTCAGGCGTTGCGGTTGTGACTGCGTCAGAGGTTGCAACCGCGCCGACATTTGCAGCGGTCAGAACCACATTCCCAGCGGCGGTAGGAGCCACAGAATTGACGCTGCGCACTTCAGACTTGGCCCCGTCAATAAAGTCCCAGCTTCCAGCACCGTTGTAGGCGATCATATCGCCCGCCTGCACATACGTCTGGCCGTCAATGGCGGGGTCGAGCGCCGCGCTGTTGGCCGCGATGTAGTAATCGCCCTTGGCCGCAGTGCCAGTGCCAACCACGCCGCCCGATGCAATAACCGGGTCAGTGTTGACCGTCCACGCGCCTTTGTATGTCAATGCGCCAACCGATGAAGCTGGAAGAAATCCGCTTGGGATTTTGCCAGTTGAATCGGTTAGCGGGATTTTGTTTTCCCCGTTGGGCGTCTGAGTTGCAGATGCAATTTGGTCAAACAAAAGCCCAGTGATTTGAGCCTTTGAAATAACTCCTGAGCTGTTGAGCTTTACGACTTTTTCAGGCGTTGCAGTCTCAACAGCATCAGTGGACAGGATGCGGTCCCAGCCCACTTCGACAACCTCAGAGCCGTTGGCTTTGAGAAAGGTCTTTTTCGTCTGCGTGTTGACCGCCAATTCGCCGAGCAGCAAATCTCCAGAGGCTGGAGGAGTTGCACTATCTGCGGTTGCGTTGCGCTTGGGTTGGATTGGAAATGCCATGGCGTGGATTAGTAAGTGCCTGCGGTGTAGTTTACTGGCACCCATGCGGTGCCGTTAAATTGGAAAAGCTGATTGTTGGTTGGATCTGTGTCCGAAACTGGCTGGCCTTGAATGCCGGTAACAGTTGCCACGGTACTACTTGGCCCTGTGGTCAATAAAATGTCGCCCGTGATGCTGGTAAGCGATCCAGGCGGGCCTTGTGGACCTTGTGGACCTGCTGGCCCTTGCAAGCCCGGCGCGCCGGTAAGTAGTGTGACGACCAAAGGGCCGCAGGAAGATTCGCAGCTCATGTTAGGAAATTGTTACGCGGGCCTCGATTAGCCTGTAGTCAAAGCCATCTGGCCTTTGGACGTTGATGGTTAGCTGTGCTCCAAACTGCACCGCAAGAGCTGTTGTCTGCGTATTGGTGAGCCTAAGTGACACAACGTCAACATGCGGACGCTCAACGCTCGGAGTGGTCAGCGATGCCCCAGCAGCAGTCTTGAGAGTCGGCGTCACCACCCAATCCGTTAGATCCGCGTATTGGCTGCACGCGCCGTCTTCCTGGAGCTTGAAACTAAAATCCCAGTCCGCCCCTCTCTGTATCGTGGATGAAGTTTGGACGGCGACCATTATATTCTGTGGCCTTGGGGCAAGTAATTAAGAGCCGAGTCGCAGCACCCGCTTACAGGCTGCGCGCCATCCGGCCATGCTCTAGCCGCGATCTCGTCCGCGACGCTTGGCAGTTTGCCAAGTGGACACTTTGGAGCGTCCGCTAGGATGTCCCATCGCCCAGGGCAGCCTGCGTACTGATCGCAGTTTAAGCACACTCCTGAGCGTTTGTCAGCAAGCCATTGCGGTATCATGCCGTGGTCAACGTATAGTTCATTGTTCCTGTGCCAATTGCGGGGTCAAAAGCAAAATCTCTGTAGTAAGTGATTTCGCCACCCGGCTCAATTTTTGGATAAAGCCCAATTGCAAGCTGTTCCCCGTCTTCTGCGATAATAAAAACAAGTCCCTCTGTCACTTTATTGGATTTGCTCCAAACACCAAAGCCGCACGAATAAAATGGATCGGACGTGTCTTCTGGCTTGTACAAACCAGAGACAAAAAACGGAACATTGCTGGCAGCGGAACCAAAAATGCCAGCCATTCTGGGCAGACCTCCATCGGAACTTGTAACCTCAAGAGGGTAAGATATATTGGCCTGCACTTCTGCGGTAATAAAAAAGCGGTCTAAATTGTTCCAACCGCTTCGTTTAGCATATTGCTTATCGTACCCTGAGCCGCATCGCATTCCCCTGCGGCTGTAAGGAGGGGCAACATCCGGCCATGTAGCCTCGCCGGAAATTGTGATCGTAATTGGAGTGTTAGGATCGTTTGGGTTTTCGACTTCATATGAGCAGTTTGCCGAAATGCTCATGCCGGAGAGACTAATTTTATGTTGCCACTCGTAACAGTTCATTTAGCTGCTCCAATCTAGCAAACAAGGATTTGGCTGCGGTTGGGAGCACACGTTTGCAATGCTGGTGATGGCTTCGGGAGATCCCCCAACCGTTACAGTTGCGATAAGGATGTACTGCATTGTGCCAGTGTTTTGCAGTAAGTCGTTACTCTGCAAAATAGTAATTGCGCTTGAATCTGAGCCGATTGTCAGCGTTGAAATGTCCCAGTAAATTGCTGCGTAAATGTAGCAACTTTGAGAGATTTGCAAAATAAACGGCGGAAACCCATTTCCCATTCCGTCAGGGTAACGGCCTGCGATTAGGTTTTGGGCGACCTGTACCTTTAGGTCAGTTCCTTCGGTCGCATCGGTCACCGCAAAGTAATCGCAAGCCGATCCGCCTCCAGCCACAAAAGGCACTGCACAAGTGTTGAGGATGTACGATGCATACCAGTCCCCGTTTGCTCGCTGAGACAAATTAAGCTGCGCTAATTTGAAATAAACGTAAGTGGACGTGTTGTCTTGGTAAGAGTCTGATGCAAAAATTGTGATGTTGCCGGGTCCGGTTTGGATCACCCCGTTGTTCACGACCATCCCGCAATAGATCACCCAAAAGCTTTGAGTGGTTGCCAGTGTGATGGTAAACGTGTCATTTAACGTCATGTTGTCTGGCAGCGCGTTGGCAACCAAGCCACTGCGGACCGTCACGCGTGCAACTCCGTCCCTGCTGTCATCCTCAACTAAAAACGGGCAAAAAGGAGCTGGGTGAGCAAATACAACCGGGCAAAGATTTTGAATCTCCGAGATGTACGCGTTACCAGCGTCGTCTAGTTTCTTTTCGACAATTGCAACTAGGTATTTTTGATAGGTCGAACTGCCCTGCGTAAACTCTTTATCTACGCTGATTGTGATGGCTGTGGTTGCTGGCAAAATCTCAGCCAACTGATCGACAAGAACATTGACATAAACGTAAACAAACTCAGGATCGTCACTTAGCGTAATTTTGTAGGCTGGAGCGTTAGGGTCGCCACTCATGCCATCTGGGTAACGGCCATCAGGGTAGTCGTCGCTAATTGTACCCAAAATTGGGTCTTGAGAAATTTGGATTTTTACAATTAAGCCGCCATTTGGTTTTGGCTCCGAAACGTCTGTAACCTTAAACGGACAAGGCAAAGATGGCGATCCTCCTCCCCGCACTTGCTGATCTACCACAATCGTAGTTCCACCAGGAGTGCGGTTAAATGTTCCACCAATCACTGATGTCACAGATGCAGACCGAACTGCATTACTGAGCTTGTTAAGGTCAGCACTGACTAATTCTAATCCCCGTCTGAATGCTGGAAGATCCATTTTAGGTGTAAAGAACCGCTTCCCAATTACTGCCACGCGCACTACCTAAAAACTCTCGAGTAACGCGCCATTTTAAGCCTTCTTGTTGTCCAGAAAGCCCTGTCAAAATAAAGTTTACAGGTCCAACGTTACCACCGTATCCCGGATCTGAAATAATTCCAACCTCAGACGCATTCGGTTCTGTGTCTTCTAATGTTGTGACTTTAATAACAATGCGCGGAGCAAAATAATTTGTAATTCCTTTTGTCCAAAGAGCATACAATGTGGAAAACTCAGTTCCAGTTTCGTCAGCAGGAGTCCATCCATTCAAATCTGGATTGTTTGGATTTTGCTTCCAGATTGCCCAGTCTTGTCTGTTTTTTTGACTTAATGGAGCAAAATAAGGATGGGACTCAACAGGTTCTTGTGTTGTTGAAACGTCCAACGCATAAACTGCAGGCATGTCATCAAAGTTTTCTTCGACAACTGTTACCACTCCATCAGTTTGCGTAACTCGATACGACCGGCAATCAGGAGAAGGATCTTCCCACTGAAATGCTTGTTTCGTAGTTGTTCGGGTAATTAACCCAGTTGGGTCTTTACTAACCTCAACTTGCGTTTCTGTAAGTGGCATAAATTAAGCAGTAAGCACCATGCTTCCAGATTGAGCCGGTGCGATTTGGTAGTCTTGTCCGCCCTGTTTTACTACGTCAATAAGCTGCTTAATGTAAGTACGAATGTCCTCCTGAATCCGAACAGACTGGTATGCCGGGGAGTTGTCTTGGCCTCCAGAAAGCAGAGCAGAACCGCCGCCAACTTTCTGCAAACTGGAAACGTCTGGCATGCCAATTGCAGCGCCAGTCATTGCTTTACGAAGAATGTCCATTCCAGTAGGCGATGCACCTGGTGTTGGATTGTTTTTGCGGGCCTCTTCATTTGCCTTTTCAATCTCAGCCATTCCCCGAGTTATGTAGGTGTCCTGAGTTGCTAGAGCACCTTCTTGGTAACCGCTTGGGCCTCGGTCGCCACCCAGTAGTTTTCCAAGATACATGGCAGGCGCAAAAAGTATCTCTGCCGCCTTGCTGAATGCTCGCACAACTAGGCTTGCAATATCAGCCATGTAAATGGTGATTTGTTTTCCAGCCAACGCAAACATGCTCAGCTCTTTGCCTGCCGTTACGCCAGCTTTGCTAAAGTCTAGCTTTTCTGACTTTTCCAGCACGTCCATCAGTTGCGGCAAAATCTCGGATGCAATCCCTACAAAAAATCCGCGAATCTTGTTTCCCGTAAGCCCTAGAATGTCGCTTGCCTTTCCAAACACTCCAGCGTTTTGCAGCAACAGTTCTGCCTGATTGCCTAGCACTTTGCGAACTTCATCCATGCCGCCAGCGGCAAAAACTGAAAGCAGTTTTGCTCCACTCTTGCCAAAAATCTCCATTGCTATTGCAGAGCGTTGCGCTGGGTTCTGGATTTCCGTAATGGCCTCCCCGATCTTCATCAACTGCTCATCAGCGTTAAGCCCTTGGATGTCGGCAATC